ATATTAATTAGATAGAAGTAGACTGTTGTTTCCTGTTGGTCATCGTTTTCTTTTTGTTGGTCACTGTTGGTGATAATTCTAAATTCGGGGAAAAATGAGGCACTGTTGACGGTTGGTAGGGGTGACCAACAACCACTATTTTTTGTTGGTCGCATGTTTCTTAGTATTTTACCGATTATATCATTGAAATATAGTAAATTAGCATCATATTTTATATTTCCTGTTGGTCTGTTGACGTGTTGGTCGCAAAATATAACACATACACATAGGGAAAATAGAGTAAAAAAGCCTATAAGAAGAGAGAAAATCGATATGGTGACAGTAAAGATAAGCATAAAAAAGCATTTGGAGGAGTACATGCGTGGAAAATTCAATGATTGCCGGGAAGGAGTGATAACCCTTCCGGACAAGGCAGATTTGTATCATACCCTGTTTGATCTGACATCCAAGCGCCCGGCCTCCTGCCCTTTGGAGCAAGGAACGCTGGAAATAGCTTTGCCGGACAGACGATGTGGAAAAGATCCGGCTTACTACAACTATCTTAGCGAACGCTCGCAGCGAATCCTTGAGCGACGGATAGAGTTGATGTTCTGGGCCGAGCTGCACGAATGGATAGATTATAACAAGCATATGTATGGGATACAGTATATCGAAAGTATTTTTTCCTTTATGCGCAAATTCGATATCAACGGGATCAGCGAGGACGCTCTAAAAAAGAACTATTATCGCTGGAGGGACCGAACTAGGAAGCAAAAAGAGAAACGTTCGTACAATAAAAGTTAAATACGAGAGTTTTTCACTCCGACCAAGCGTATCGATTTGTCCCTTTTGGGAGGAATAAAATTCCAAGTGTATCCATTACGATCAGATATTATTGATAAACAAATAAAAACTAAGGTTATGGCAGACAATATGGGAGGCATCTCCGATGCGTGGTTCGCTTTCTCGAGGCAAATAGCGAGCGTGTCTCAAGAGGCAGACAAAGTAAAAGTTGGACTCAAGTCCGGAGACTGGATCAACCTTCACCCGGGAAGATATGGAACCTCTATCAAGGTTGAGCCACAAGAAAGTGAATCAGGCACTCTATATAATGTATCTGGTTCCTTGCAAATACCCCGTCAATATATGACCAGCGATCTATGGCAAAAATGCGAACGATTGAACCACCTCACGGCGATCTTTAAGTACAAACACTTTAGCGGGGATACATTCGTGGTCGGATCGGATCGTTTTCCCTTGAAATGCAAATTCGAGGTATTGCACCCCAGCGATCCTAGTGGTTTCTCGGGATACAAAATCTCGTTATCCGGAAAGCAATTGGTTCCGCAACTTCAACTGATCGATTGACCGAAGTCCTTTACCATACATATATATAAGTATATCCTTGCCTTCAAAAAGGAAGATATGCTTTATCTACACAACATTCTGGGGGGAGTATGGTTCGTCGAGGAAAACTTCGCGGCGAATTATTTCCCCCTTATCGCATCTTTTCTTACCAAGCCGGAAGCGATGTTCGGGAAACCCCGGAACGCTTCTTCCGAACAAGAGCCGACCGAGGATAACGCCTTGCTTTTCGCCTCCCTAAAAAATGGCGCATACCAGATCAGCGAGTATGGAGGATGGTCTCCACCCGAGGACGCACCCAAAAACTCCGTAGCCATAATGAACATCAACGGGGCGATCACGAAATACGACCAAGAATGCGGTCCATCCGGAATGCTTACCAAGGCGAATCTCCTAAACCGATGCTACAACGAGAATAATATCAAGGCGATCGTCTTGAATATCGATTCCGGCGGAGGCGAGGGAATGGGATGCCGGATCATGCAGGAAGCGATTAACAGCCGAAACAAACCTGTCGTAGCTTTCTGCAATGATTTCGTAGCGTCCGCCGCCTATGGCATCGCCTCCTGTTGCGACAAGATCGTAGCGAACTCCAACGTCTGCCGGATCGGAAGCGTGGGTACCTATATGACGATCGTTGATACCAGCGAATATTATGCCAAGATGGGAATCAAGTTGATCGATATCTATGCCTCCAAATCCACGGACAAGAACCAAGAATTTCACAAGGCTCTGCAGGGAGATACGGAACCGCTAAAAAAAGTATGCGATACGTATAACGAGAATTTCATCTCCAGTATCGCTAACGCCCGGGTAGGCGTGATCAATGAGGATCAAGGTAAATGGGCCACCGGTAAGATGTTTTTCGCTCCGGAGGCCATGGACATCGGTATGATCGATGAGATAGATACTTTCGAGAATGTTCTTAATTATTTTAATACATAGTGATTTATGAAGTGGTTGAAAGATGATTCGTACAATGCGATGAAACAAGCGGCCGACAACTGGGACAAACTTCTGAATAAGGTACTGGGTGATAACCCGGACATGAAAGCGGAAGACGTAACAGTGGATCAGCTGCTCGATTCGATCGAGAGCACCGGTAATACCTCCGACTTACAGGAGCAATTATCGACCGCCCAAGAAGAGTTGAAAGAGAAAGACACACTGATTGAGCAACTTCAATCAGACGTGGCAGAGCTAAAGGGAACACCGGCAGGCAAAAAGCCGGAAGCAAAAGTAAAGCAAGAGCCGACCGCCGAGACCGGAGACATCAAGGATTTCGCCGATAAGCATGAGGATGATACCCTCGCTATCATGGCCGAGGCTGAGAAAACAGGATTTTTTAAACACTAAGAACAATGGCAAAACAAGGCATTTTAGATATTGAGAAACTGAATCGTTACGCGAAGGATTACGATAACGTGTTGCGTACCCTTCCCTATTTCACGTTTCAGGAGTTCGCCGCGGCCATGAAGCTCAACGTGATCGAGATCGAGAATGAGGACGTGATCGTGAACGCTCGCCGCAAAGCCGGACACACCGGCCCATATAAAGCCGGGGCCGAGATTAAGTATCCCGATGAAATCGGTAAATTGGTAGAGATGTCCATCAAACCGGAACTTACCGTTTCTCGTTTGAAGGATAACATCTTAAATTATACGGAGAAACGTATTCTCTCCAACGCCGGAGAGAAGGTGGACCATACGGTAAAGAAACACCCCATGGAGAAATTCGTGGTGGATAATCACATCATCAGCCATTCGGAGGATATCACTTTCTCCGCTTTCTTCGCCGAGAGAAACGACAATGTGTATAGCCCGATGAGTTCTTTCACCGGATTTTTCCCTTGGATCGATCATTTCAAGACAACGAAGGATATCACCATGGCGAATCGTAACCTAGTACGTACCGGTACGTTTGGCGGTGGTGACGGTGTAGATGATTACGATCGTCTGGTCAACTTCTTACGTGCGGCACATCCTTTCTTACGCCGTAAAGCGATCCTGTATTATGCCAACGAGATCGAGTTGATCTGTAAGGAGGCTTACCGGCAAAAGACAAAAGCGTTCGCCCGCCCATCCACCGAGGAGTTTTGGAAGGCGGTCAAGGACGACGCCAAGTTCCCGGGACTGGAACCTGTCACCCATGAGGCATATGGAACAGGGCAGGCCTTGATCTTAATCCGTCCCGGAATGCTGGATTTTGGCGTGAATACGAAGAAGGCGACCCGGTTCGTCCAGATCCGCGATATCTTCGAGGACCCGAACGAGGTTCAGTTCTGGCTACAGGCCGGGTACGGTACCCGCTTTCAGGATATCCATCCGAAGGTATTCCAGATCAACGAGTTCACCAATGAGGGCGTTGATTTGGCGGGCGACTACGTAACCGGTGCCGCCCTGACCGTCACGATCGAGAGCGACGAGGCCATAGAAGCCGGTGCCGCTTGGAAGGTGGGCGAGAACGGCGAGTGGATGAGAAGCGGAGCTACCCTTTTAGGCATACCTAAAGGTGAGCAAACGGTATCCTTCAAGGATATCGCCGGTTATACCAAGCCGGCAGACGTGAAAGTCACGGTAGCCGATGGAGAGGACTTCACCGCTTCCGGTACTTATACCAAATCGTAAAACCAGTAAATAAATAAAACGATGAAAGATTTCAGAAAAGTTTTGTCCGTATTGTTTCTGCTAGCGGTGCTATCCGTCCTCTTCATGGGGGCGGACGTTCCGGCGGATTATGTGATGTGCGCCTCGTTTGGCCCTGTTTTATGGCCAGCCGGAGCGGACAATATGGGGGGTTATAAAGGTCGTATCGCCTTTATTCCGGAAACCTCAGTCTCTGTCGTCCCCACGCTCCCCAAAGAGGCCAAGGCCACAGCCGATTTCGTGACGGCGACAGGAGCTTTTACCTTTTTAGAGTCGGGAGGTAAACCGACACCTATTTACGCGACACGGGCAACCGTAGGATACAAAGCGGAGTCTCAAGGCGAGACAGATTGTAAAAGTTACAAGATCAGCGGCGAGTTCTTCCACCCCGGCAAGAAAGTGGAAGCCGCCGCTTTCGCCCGGCAGATCTGCAATACGCCCGGCTATTTGATCATCGAGGACAACGAGAGCCAGCAGCTTATCGGACAGCCCGGCTATCCTTGTACGGTTACCGCCTCTTTCGACGGCGGCAAGGCGGCGGCCGACAAAAGAGGTTGGTCCTTCACTTTCGAGGCCGATAGCCCCGCCCCTATGATTATCATGGGAACGCCTATCGATATAGACGCATTATTCACCGGGGTAGCTCCTACTCCACCGGAAGGAGGTTCTTAAATGATAACATTACAAAACTGGTTAGCGGACCGTAAGCGTAAATACGCGGACGGTCTAGCGCTTTTTCAAGCTCTAGCTCCGGAGGAGATGAGAAAGAAGTATATCGCTTTCTTTAGCGAGGTAAAGGAGGTTCCGCAGTTCGATTCCCATTTCACCGTATTGGTGAATAAGTTGACAACCGTAGCGCGCCTATCGTCGGCCCAACCCCAGATAACAATCTCCGAACGGGGTTCGATACTCTTGAAAACAGCGGTCGCGGCAACAAAGGCGATCGAGAAAACAGCGAATCAGCTAAAAGGCGATAAAGTCTTAAAAGAAATCCTCGTGAAAGAATCCGAGCTATTCAAGCTACAAGACAAGATCACCGAGCTGGAGGAAGACAATGACGATAAATCCGGAGAGATCGATCAATTGCAAGCCGAGCTGGAGGAAGCGCAGGAAGAGTTGCAAGAACTGCAAGATCAATTCGCCCTGTTACGGCCCGGAGCGAAGATCGCCACGTACTCCTCCCTTCCGGATAACATCCGTACGATCTTCGACGAGGTCCGCCAGATCACCCCCTTGTACGCCGCCTTATTCACGGAGATGCAGAACGAGGCCCTTACTCCGGAGCAACGCAAGCCGATCGCCGATCAGGTACATGAGCTTTGGACCCGCCGTGCCAAGCTATGGGACCAGATCGACGCTTGGGCCGAGGGTAAGCAGATCCAGTTAAAAACCGAGGTTCAAAAAACCGAGGAGCTCCCGGCCGATCAATTGCTGAAAGGTATGCAAATCGCCAACCGGATCGAACGACTGAGGGAGAATATCCGGCGCACGGAAACCTCTATCGCCCAACATGAGAAAAACGGAAAGCTTAACCTCCGGCAAAAAGCAGAGCAACGCTTGGCCGATTACAAACGTGAGCTGGCGGAACTGGAAGGCATGAAGTAATGAGTATAAAAGCTTTCGAAAAGATCATGCCCGGAATTAATCCCGGAGTGATTGGCTTTCAACACAAAGGAGAATGGGCAATCCACGAGGCATTGACTGTTCTCCTTTCTCGTACAGGGCCAGCAAATGTAATGATGGAAACATTCAATATATCGGAAGATGCGCTTCGACCTATGTTTTTCGAGATAGAGAAAGGTAACATAACCAATCTCAAATTGATCTTAGATATGAATGTAAAAAGGCATAAATTGGAAATGCTTTTATTTGCGGCAAGTATTACTACAAATATCCGAATAGCATCTTGCCACGCAAAAGTTTTGCTTATCCACAATGATCGTTTCAAAGTAGGAATCATCGGCAGCGCAAACGCAAATCAGCCAATTAGATACGAAGCTGGATTCATATTTTCAGAACCACGGTTGTTTGACTTCTTTGAAACTAAGTTTACTCAAGTGTTTAACGAAGACTCTATACCTTTTGAATGGAACTCACCATAGAGCAAATAAAGGATATTGAAGAAATGTCAGCGGCATTATTACCGCCTTCTGAAATAGCTATACTGATCGATATTCCTTCCGATCAGCATAATTTATTTTGTGAAGTTTGTAAAACACATAAGTCATCTCCCATATATGCGGCATATCAAAAAGGGAAACTTCGCACCAAATATGAGCTTCGCAAAACAGTTGTCAAATTGGCTAAAGCAGGATCACCTGCAGCCGAGCCACTTGCCGATAAATATATATTAGAACAAATAGCCAAAGAATGAGTAAAGAATTTACGACATATGATAAAATAGCCACGGTACTTTTTAAAGGCCATGAAGAAGCGGCTAATCTTCTTTCTAACCGAGAACTTGCACAAAAAGACCGATGGATGTTATGTGTATCGAAGTTATTGGAAGATCCGATGACTGCCGATAAAGAAATAGTATCTTTCCTGACAGGCGGTTGTGGCGGAAATTGTGAGCCTGTCTCAACAGCGACAGCTTATCGGGATCTGGCCTCTATCCGGAGACTCGTAGGAAATGTACAGTTAGCCGGCAAGAACTGGTATCGTTACATGGTGATCGAGGCCGCCAAGGAAGGTATCCGCATCGCCCGGGAAGCCAAAGACCCCAAAGGTATCGCCGCCAACGCGGACAAGATCGGTAAATACACCCGCTCCGATAAAGAAGACGATGACATTGATCGAAGCGCTTGGGAACCACCCTGCTTTGAGCCATCCGATGATGTCACGTTAATGGGAGATGATTTCAAGCCTATCCCTAATCTTGAAGAAGAAAGGAAATCATTCCGGGCATTGTTCAAGCAAGATCATGATATCGTAGATATTGAACCCATTACAGACGACTATGGCACTGATGACTGAACCTTTCACCCGTAAAGCGAAAGAGGCGCAACGCAAGTTTTTCAATAAGATGCAACGCATGGGAATGGCGATCGCCGCCCACGACGAGTATTGGGTGTGTAGCCGTGGTACCGGTAAATCCGAGGGTTTGGACGCACGCTTCATCATCCGGAATGTTTGGTCCATGCCGGGTTCTACCGGGGCTTTAATCTCTCCATCCTATGCCAAGGCTTGGGGTAATACGCTACCGGCGATTATCCACGCTCTCGCCGAATGGGGCTATATCGAGGGCATTCATTTCTTTGTTGGCCGCAAGGCACCCCTGTCCGCCAACTTCGGAAAGCCCAAGCGCCCGCCGCTTCAGACCGCATGGGGCAATTGCATTCATTTCTGGAATGGCACCGTATTGGTCGTACTCTCCTTCAGTCAAGGGATGTCAGCGAACTCCATGTCCTTAGATTGGGTAATCGGTCCGGAGGCGAAATTCCTAGACTACGATAAGATAAAATCCGAGGTTGATCCCGCCAATCGGGGAAATTTGCAAGATTTCAACCAATGCCCTTGGCATCATTCCGTTCTCTATTCCACGGATATGCCAACCTTAAAAGCCGGACGTTGGATATTGGATAAGATCAACGACATGAATCCGGTTCATATCAACTTGATCCGGAACCTATACCGGGAAATGAAATTAACCGAGCGCCTTCCGGAACAAACATCATACACCCAACGCAAATACAAAGAATTACGCCATGACTTAATGTTGGCCCGTAAGTATCAAGCACCTGTCAAACCTATGCGTGGCAAGACCCGGGAGTACACGGTATATTACGGAGAGTATGATATTTTCGATAACATGGAAGTCGTAGGCAAGGATTACATTTGGCAAATGTACCGCAACGTTCCTTCCCTTATATGGCGTACCGCATTCATGAACGAACGCCTGTTCCGTGTCGCTAATGGCTTCTATTCGGCCTTGAACGATTACCATTTCTATACCCCCGGCGATACTCGCTACATGGGTAGCATGGGAGCGGACTGGACCCGGCTGCAACTGGCCGGATGCCTAGCCGATGGGGATCTGGATATGGACGCTCCATTGCTAATCGGTTTCGATAGTAACTCCGCAATCAATACCGCATGTATCGGACAGGTACAAGGCCATCAATTACGTACCCTAAAGAGCTTCTTTGTCAAGACCCCCGATAAGCTGGATGAATTGGCTCGTCAGGTTTGCGAATACTACAAATACAAGCTCAAACGTGATATCATCTTCTTTTATGACCAGACCTTCACGTGGACTACCGGCAATAACTCCGAGTCCTATCAAGATACCATCATCCGGATCTTCAAGGAATATGGTTGGGATATCACCGATATCTATATCGGACAGGTAAGCCGCCACGACTGGAGGCACGAGCAAATAGACCGGGCCTTAAAGCATGATCCGACGCTCCTTTATCCTGTTTTCAATAAATACAACAACGAGTTCCTCAAACTCGCCATGGAACAAACAGCGGTGAAAGTAGGCAAGAACGGATTCGAGAAAGACAAATCGCCGGAAGCTACAGAAGACAGCCCCGATAACCCGGATGAGTACAAGACACACATTACCGACGCATGGGACACATTGTTTGTCGGTGCGAATTTCTTTATGCCTGAACTTGCGTACGCAGAATCCGGAATCATCTTCCTTCATTAAAAATCTGTAGACGCATTTCATGCGTGATCTGTCTGAGGGAGGCAGCAGATAAGGTAAAAAATTGAACTTGCGCCCGCATTTTTTTTGTAGGGCGCTGCGGGGTACTTTCGTACAGATTGAGAAAACTACGTTTTCCCAAAGCCCCATTCCTTCTAAAAGTCAAATTATTGACTTTTCCAATATGAGAAAACAATGCGTATTTTATTTATTTAACAATTAAACGCCTTTACTCAAGAAAATGAAGATATATAAGATGATTACAGGCCATTTCTCCCTTTTTTTATATCAAATTATTCAAAAAAAGTTTTTTGATCTTATTGATACCCTTAGACATTCAAAAACCGTGATTCCCACAACAGCTACATATTTGACACTACTATACAAATATCAATCTATTGCACAGGTTATCAAGTTTTTGTATCTTTATAATGTAATCAAAGGGATAAAAGTTGTTACAGCAACTTCCCATATTATTCACTATTTAAAGTATTATAATTATGGCAACAACAGCGAAAAGCGCAGTTAGCGCACAGTCCACAAACGTTCAAGGTAACGCAGTATTAACATTATCAAAGGTAGACGAAAGTAAACCTAGTCCAGAAAAAGAGAAGCAAGCTTCTTTATTATTACCTTCCGAGAATCCAGTTAATAACGAAAAAAAGGAAATTACAATTTCGTCTATTATGGAAAAAGCGGAAAAACTGCATTTACTAAAAAAGAAGTATGAGGAACTAAACGAAAAGCGAAAAAGCCTAGACCTTTTTGAGATCTCTCATGACCGGGATAACTCCCAAATGCAATTAGTGGATATAAAAGGTCTAACATTTGAAAGCTCAAACCCTAAATGTATAAAAAAGGTAATTGAGATCTGGAAAGAAGAATTTACAACAGCAATAGAAGAAGCTGAAAAACAAATGCGCTCACTCATCAGCGCATAACTTAAACAAAAACCCCTCGGATTGTTACAGCAACCCGAGGGGGAAAAGTAATCTTTTATTCACTTATTTAAAGTCCGACAAAGTTATGAAAACAAAATCTAATAAACAAATAGACATCCGTAGAGCCGCCCTAATCGAATTATCCATAAAAGCACGTGCTTATAGGGAAGAACAATTGAATAATGCAAATACTGAACAACAATTATTATATTGGTCTGCAATTCGCATAAATGATATTATCGCAGATTGGTATAGAAAAGAAAGCGGAGCAACAGTTTTTAAAACCTTTGCACAATGGAAAACTGATGGTTTCAATATAAAAAAAGGCTCAAAGGCATTTATCCTTTGGTCTAGAAAGCGTACTGCAACTAAAGGCGAAGAAACTACCTCTGATAACACAGGAGCCTCTGAAAACAAGGGAATATCTTATGAATTTTTCCCTATATCTTATCTTTTTTCCGATTTGCAAGTTGAAAAAACACAGGAGGGAGGGAATCATGCTAACTAAACTATTAAAAGTTTGTGGTTTACCCTCACAAAAGAAATATACCGCAGGTATTAATTTAAAAGGAGAGTATCTAAAAGAATATGGTTTTAACATAGGTGACTATGTACAAGTAGAGATAACCTACAATAGAATAGTTATTACCAAAAATAATGATAGCAACATAGTATCTCTATTCAGTAAAAGGAACGATATGCTTGATAAATTGATTGATACGTTTGATTTAACCATTCCTAAACATGGATAAATTCGCCAACTACATAGATTACCTCTCCGTCCGACATGGGCGGAGTAAGGTTTTTAACGATTTTCTAACCATTGTGGTTTGCTGCCTCTCCATGGGGAAGCAAGAAGAATTATATTTCAAGACAATCAAGCCATACACCCGTGAAGAACTCGAAACCATTGCGCAAGCGTTTGCAGCTCTAGTAATCGAGATGGATAACAAGGGAGAAGGACTAAAAGACATTTTAGGAGAATATTTTGAAGAATATTTTCACAATGAAAAACTTGGACAGTTCTTCACACCTCCGGATATTTGTAGGTTAATAGCAGAGATCAACCTGACGAATCGTAATGATGTATATGATCCTTGTTGTGGAAGTGGTCGTTTATTTTTGGCGACTGCCGGAATAAATAGGACTGCAATATTTTACGGTGCAGATTTATCAGAAACTTGTTGCAAAATGACCCTTATTAATATGTGCCTTAATGGATTAAAAAGTCGTATTTCATGGATGGATAGTTTAACTAATGAAATTTTCAAAGAGTGGGTAGTGACATTTACAGATTATCCACGTATTCCTTATATCCTTGAACTTGAACAAGACAAACAAGAACCTGAACATATTAGCAATATAGAACAAAAAGATATAAAGCCATTAATATTTAGGCGATTCATTGCCTAATAAAGATTTTACATGTCGGATTGGCCTTGCTTACCCGAGAGGGGGAGGCTTGGCTTTTTTTAAGTGCACGCCGCCTTCGGCGGCGATTCTCCCGTTTCGCTTTGGCTCCACTGGCGAAAGGACTCTGTCCTTTATTTCAAAAAATAGAACACACATCTTTGTGAAAAATGTTTGGAGATGATATCACAGGTATTTAGCCCGATCGTAGAGAGGATCTTGATAAAGCTCCAGATGGTATTGAACCATTCTTGGGGCTGGATGATAAGCGGAATGATATTCTTATTGAATTTTATCTCGCCCGTGAAATACGCTTTCGCCGCTATGGGCGTGGCTATTACGGCCGACTTGCTATTCGGGATGTTCTCGGCAAAGAAGCAAGGTAAATTCTTCCTATCACAAAGCGGAAGAGATACCCCCGCCAAGGTGATCGTCTATTTCGGTTTCATGCTCGTGGTATTCGTTACGGAACGGATATTCACTCAAGATAACGCCATAATCACCAAGGCCGGATGTACCCTAGCCTGTGTGTGCGAGCTGTGGAGCATGCTGGGTAGCGCATTGATTATCTGGCCGAACATGATGTTTCCAAAGCTGCTTAAACTACAGCTCAAAGGAGAGATCGAGTCTAAGCTAGGAAAGAATATCAGTAACCAATTAGATAAGGAGGATTGTAAAAATGACAACGACACCAAGGGGAATCCGAAACAACAACCCCGGTAATATCCGGAACTCGGAGCGGAACGACTGGGCCGGAGAAGTATCGAAAGCCGATAAAAAGGACAACGCTTTCGAGGAATTCGAGGATATACCGCATGGGGTACGGGCCATGATGAAGCTCTTGCTAAAATACCAGCGATCGTATAACCTACGTTCCATAAAGGAACTGATAGAACGATGGGCACCCCGCGATGAGAATGACACGGCGGCTTACGTACGATGGGTATGCCGGGAGATGCAGATGCCGGACTGTTGCCGGCTAGACCTGTCGGACAAGGGAACGATGTGCGCCCTAGTGGATGCCATGTGCTACATGGAGAACGGCGAGCGTATCCCTATGGAAGATATCGAGGCCGGCTGGGAACTGATGTGAGAGTGGTATTGTTTATGCGAACTCCCTTTTGGATAGCGAATCATGGAATATGGACTTTATAAGAGATTGTGTGTCTTGGCCGGAATGGTGGCTCTTTGCGCTAGCTGCTCCGTGCGTCGTAGCGCTTCTGATCATAGCCATTACAGAGATCAAGAGCGACAGGTATTGGAGAGCTTGGATACCTCTATGGATGTACGGCTTGCCAGTTCCAACACCGTGCGAGATCGGTGGAGAAACATCCGGATCATACGAAGGGAATTCGACCTTGAGCGGCAGCCGGACGAAAACGGTCGATACCCGGTCAAGGCGGAAACGACACTCGAAGGCGAGGAACATGAGAACGAGCGAAAAGAAGAAGCGGAAAGCCAAAAGAAAGAGGAGAACGAGAGCGTTTTCGCCCGGTCGGAAGCCAGCCATGAGGAAGAGCGATCCGGAGATACCGAACTCAACTCCGATATCGGCAAGAACGCCCTCGGGTGGTGGGCGCTCGGCGTAACGATGGTTCTGGCCTTGGTAATCTTTTTAAGATGGAGATATGGAAAAAAGGATAAAACAAAGTGATGTCTGGGCTGTCATGCAGCAAAAGGATGACCGGGGACGATACAAGATGTTCTCGTTCTCGTACGTGCGGTTGAATGAAAGCCGGGAGGGAAATGGCTCTCCCGGCTCGATCGAGGATTATGAGGTAGCCTACTTCAGCTCGATCCACGCCAAGGGAAGCACGGTAAACATCCGGATTCGGGGCGAACGGTTCCCCCGGAAGTTCATCCGCTGCATGATCATCCGGATTAACGGTAAAAAAATATACGCATAATGGGACGCAAGAACGTATTTCTAATGGGTGACACCGCTTTCCTCCCCGGAGCGAAAGCGGCGGTGGTCATGACCGAGGACGTAGGTTTTCTGGAGGATAAAAAATTCACGGCCACGGTCATTACCCCGGCCAAAGGATCTTCCGTCAAGAAAGAGGTCAGGTTTGTCCCGTTCGGTCACCAAGACAAGTTGCCCGTAAGGATCATGAAAAAGATCGCCGACAACACCATCGTAGGCAGCAATATCGAGTTCAAGGCGAACATGGCCTACGGCGATGGGTTGATGGTCTGCCGGAGGGTGAAGAATCCGGAGACCCAAAAGATCGAGCTGGAGGAACTTACCCCGGAAGAGGCTCCGGAGATATTCCAGTTCATATCGGATAGCAACTACTTACGGGTAATGTCCGAGCTGGCCAACGATCTGGTCGTATTCTCCGACTCTTTCGTCTATCTGGCTTTTGGCAAACGGAAGGCCGGAGAAAGACCGAAGGTAGTCCAGATCTGGCACCGGGAGATGTGCTTTTCCCGGATCAGCGAGCAAGACGAGAAGACGAAACGCATCGAGTATCATGGTTATTCCTCGCAATGGGGAGAGGAGTCATTTCCGGACGACGTGATCGTAACGAGATTGCTAGACCGCCGAAGCCCGCTTTACGATCTCAAGGTCCGTACCGGGCTCGTACCCGATCCGGAGACCGGAGAGAAAAAGGACGAGGAAGAGAATGGCTATACGTTAAGCCTCAATATGCCGGTACCGGGGCGTTTTTATTACAACCGCCCTTATTGGTGGTCCATCTTCCTCGATTGGTACGAGTTCAGTTGCGCCATCCCGAAATTCAAGAAGGCGTTGCTGAAAAATCAGATGGTCTTGAAATATCACGTCTCCATCAACATGAAATTTTGGGACAAGCTTTACGACTCGGAAGGTATCCCCAAGGATGACAAGAAGAAACGGAACGAGCGCAAGAACGCTTTCCTACAACAACTGAACGACTTCCTTTCCGGAGAAGAGAATGCCGGCAAGAGCTTCGTATCCCATTTCCGGTATGATCAGATCAATAAATACGAGGAGAGCGATATCATCATCAAGCCCTTGGAATCATTTATCAAGGGCGGTGAGTATATAGAGGACTCGGAGGAGGCGACAAACGTGATCTGTAACACGATGGGCGTACATCCGTCCTTGAAAGGAGCATCGCCCGGGAAATCGAAGAACATCAACGGTACCGAGGCCCGGGAGTTATTCATTATCGCCCAAGTGCTGTTCAAGCCGCTCCGGGACATGATGGTTCTCCCGCTATACCTAGCCCGGGAGATCAACGGATGGGGAAAAGACATCGAGTTCGTGATACCCAATATCATGCTAACGACACTCGATAAGAACACGGGATCGGAAAAGAGTATCGGTAACGAAAAAGTATAATCATGACACAGCCATTCCTACAAACGATAGATGATTTGAGGCATACCGTCAAGGTAAACGCCTCATTTAAGTTCGAGATATTGGAGCCTTATCTTCAAGACGCTTTCGATCGATATATCGTCCCCTACCTCGGGGAAGCCTTGGTCGATCGGCTATATCGAGAGCCGTTAACGGAAGATATCCTTACGATCAAGATACTTGCCAGCCGGACACTGGGACCATTGGCCGTGGCGCTAGCCAGTCCGGAGCTAGGGGTCTTGATCGGTGACAGCGGGCATACGGTAAGCCGGAACGATAAGTTCACCGTAGCCAGCGATCAAAAGATCACCCGATCGGAAGAGAGCATGCAGGAACGGGGATGGAATAACTTGGATAAGCTACTGGAGCATCTCGGAAGCCACGAGAACGACTATCCGGAATGGAAAGAAAGCCGCTATTACAAGAACCAAGCCAACGGCCACTACCTTAATTCCGCCCGGGAGTTCCAAGATTACGGTAAGGTGAATATCGATTATTCCCGGTTGACCTTCGAAAAGTTCCGTCCCCTACTCGATACACTGGAGATGAAGCTATGCCGCTGGATCGGGACCACTCTTGACAAGAGCTTAAAAGACACCTTAAGAACCGGCGTGGATGATCCGCTCCGGATCAAGCTGATTGATTATATCCGGGTATGGCTCGCCATGTACGTAGCTAAGCTCCATACCAGCCAAACCACCCGGGTACAACGTACGGCGGCCGGCCAGCTGGAGTTTAAGCCCGTGATCTATCCGCTGTATTCCGATCCCACGGACAACGGTAATTTCTACGCCGAGCAGGTAACGTCACTAGAAGCGGTAATCGAGGATTACATGAAAGTTTACGCCCCGGAACTAGGCCTCCCCGCTCCTATCAAGAACGACTTTAATTCCAAGGACAAACATATTTTCGTATTATGAGAAAAATAACGATCAAAGATATCGATTACCTCGTGCCCGGCACATGGGATGAGATGACAACGGAACAGCTTTGCTTTCTCGCCAATATTTTGAACTCGAAAAGTACGGCCCAAGAAGCCAAGGTCAAGATGCTATTGTTTTGCCTGTCCGCGAGAATCCGGCGATACCAGAAAGCCAATGGAACCGGTTACGCCGTTTCCCTTCCCAAAAATCGTATATGGATCACGGCCGAGCAACTGGCGGCGTTGAGCACCATCTTTGATTTCTTATTCCAAGAGACAGAAAAAGGGATCGAGCTGGATATCCGCTTAACCCGTAACCCATTCCCCGTCTACAAAGACAAAGATATCGAGTTATACGGCCCGGAAGACGGCCTGACCAATATCAGCTACGGACAGTTCATCATGCTACAGACTTGGCAACAGCGGATGAGACAGGATTTCTTCGAGGCATTGGATAACTTCCTATCCATAATCTGGAAAGACGGCTCATTCTCCATACGTGAGGACGGTGATCCGGCTTGGTTCCGGAATGTAGAGCCGATCGTAAAGACAGTCATGTTCTGGTACTACCTAGGTAGCATGAATTTCATACAAGCAAAGTTCTCCCGGGTATTCTCCTCCGGAGGGAATGAAGCCCCTTTGGATATATTCGACACGCAACAACGCATCGTGGATGAGATGGCCAGCGGAGACGTGACCAAGAAAGAACAGGTAAAACAATCCCTTTTATACGACGCTCTCTATACCCTAGAAGTAGCGATCGAAAAAGAGGAGAAAAAGAAACAAGATATGTAGTAATAGGTGTTTTTCATGGTATTAGATTTTTAGATTAGTAATGGACAGCCGCTTTGCCTGTGAAGGTGGAGCGGTTTTGTTATTATCTCCAATCCAGATACTATGATAATAAAAATATTACCAAACGTTTGCCATTGATAATATATTTATTATCTTTGTGATGTCATTAAGACAAGAGCTCTATGCATAGTGACGATGGGCTAAAAGCCCGGATAGAAGAGGCAGAAAAAGATCTCCTTTTTTATCTCCGCAAGTATCATGAACTGACTTCGAGAAGCAAATTCATGAAAGCGGTGGTTGATAAAGAGATCAAGAGACTTGAGAAAGAACTTAAGGAACTTGGAAAGTATTATTGACCAGAAAGGTTCTCCCCCTCCAGGCCAGAGGGGGAGTTTCCCTTTCATGTGTAACTCAAAAAACAGAATAATATGGATAAAGTAAAGCGTTTTTTTGAACTAAAGGAACTTTGGAAAAAGTCCCCGGAGAATGACCGCCCTACCATAGACCGACAAATTACCGATTTGTTGGATAGCATGGATGAAAAGGAAACCGAACTGCTTACCGCAGGTGTGCAAAATGACTTTGAAAACATCCATAAAGAGATCGCGGACATCAAGGAGCAGCTAACTATTCGTGAGCGACTGAGTCCCGTTTTACCATACCTGTCCGTCTCTAATCTAGCCAAAGATTATTTCGGGAAATCATCCTCTTGGTTCTACCAACGATTAAACGGGAATAGCGTACACGGTAAAATTTGCAAATTCACACAGGAAGAACTGGCTATTCTGGATATGGCGCTGAAAGACATCAGCCGCCGGATTACTAAATTGAACTTGGTATAGATCATTTTATTATGGGAGCCATAGAAAACAAACATATCTTTGCCGCATATGCAAACCTAGCGATAGATGGACTAATAAAAACACTTAATTTTATCGCTAAAAAGTTGGACACCCAAAAGCAATTAAGCAGTTGGGATATCAAGCATGTAATAACACTCATCGACTCAATCTTCGATCAAAATCCACAAAACAACCTAGAACAGGTCGTTGAAGGATATTTACCATGGATAAAACCGATCATTGAAATGAAGACGCCTAAAAAAGGTGAAAGGCAATCGGATAAACTTTGTATAGAATATAAAACCATCATTACAGCTTTTGCCTCTTTGCTTAATGACGTCAGGAACTATTACACCCATTATTATCATGATCCCATCTGTATTTATCCCGGTGGGTATGATATCCCTTCATCACTGAACTGCATCTACGATAGTGCCATAAACATTATCAAGGAGCGTTTCCAAGCCGAGGAGAAAGAGATGGAACATCTTCGTAGATACACTCGCAAAAAAGGGCGGGTTGTTCTAAAAACAGAAGATGATCATTTCTATTACACATTAGCAAACAATAACGATCTGAGCGAAAAAGGGTATGCTTTCTTCATCTCGATGTTCCTTGAAAGGAAGTACAGTTATCTATTCTTGAAAAAGTTATCCGGATTCAAACGGGGAGACTCGTTACAATATAGGCTTACCCTTGAGGTTTTCACGGCTCTTTCCACCAAACCTCCTGTAGAACGTTTACGCACTACGAAAGACACGAAACAAGACCGGGCTTTAGATATACTGAATGAACTATCTAGGATACCAATAGAACTGTATCAAACCCTTGAGCCTAAATACCGGGAAATGTATAACGAGACATTACAACCAACGGATGCCGAAGATCCTTACGGCCTTCCGGATAGATCCAGAATACGGTTCCGCAGTCGCTTTGAGGCTTTTGCCCTGCACTTTTTAGACAAACAAGCTGATTTTAAAGAAATTGGCTTCTACACATATCTCGGAAATTACTTTCACAATGGATATCAAAAAACAAGAGTCGATAGAGAGACAAAGGATAGATACATTAATTTCCAACTCGCAGGCTTTTGTAAAAACATCCAAGATATCTCCGCAAAGAAACTATCGGAGGCATTAAACGTAAAATCCATAGATATAAGTACGGATAGTATACCGGATATCAATTCTTTTGAGCCTTATCTGGTTCAATCTACGCCCCATTATATCGTTAATGGTAATAATATCGGTATTAAGGTATTACCAGAAGGGAAAGATACCTACCCTACCATCGATGAGAAGGGTGCTAAAATGCCTATCGCCGATTTCTGGTTGAGTAAATACGAATTGCCGGCCATGTTATTCTATACTTATTTACGGAATAATAATATACATAAATCACACTGTCCCCTATCCGTAAAAGATATTATTGAACGATCTATCCATAAAAGTACCAAACAAAAGCATCCGGAAGAGAGATCCGAGTTAATGTTACGCCGGGTCATGAAAGCTATCTTTTGGACAGATAGTAAACTCAATGAGGTAGAACGTATCAAATCTCAGAAATCCGCTTTTGGTAAAAGGCAACATGAAATATTAAAAGCAGGCCGAATAGCGGAAACGTTGGTTAGAGACATGCTATGGCTACAGCCTTCAAAAAACAATGGAAGGGATAAAGTCACAGAGCCTAATTTCCAAGCCATACAAGTTTCTTTAGCATATTTCGGGATAAGAAGAAATGACTTAACGGAAATCTTCACACGAGCAGGATTGATCAATTCTTCAAATCCGCATCCTTTTTTAGCTCAAATAGGTACGAACTATACCTCTTTAATAGAGTTTTACATCGCTTACCTTAAGGAGCGGAAAGTATATTTTTCACGAATACAAAAGAAAATTCTCCAAGGGAAACTAAATATCCAGTGCCACCCTCTTCGGGACTTACAACGTGAGCCTAATAAGCCTCAAGATAAGGAAGAGGCCATATTCCTACCTCGTGGTCTATTTAATGAAGCGATCATTAATTGTTTGAAAAAATCCAAATTGAAGCAATTAATAGAATCTCCTACCCGAGAAAAAAGTCCGGCATTGAATGTCTCATACTTGATCCAGAACTATTTTAGAACTTATTTCGAAGATCAATCTCAAGAATTCTATGCACAACCCCGTAATTATCGTTTATTCGATAAGTTATCACCGAATAAGGGTAAATCCAAAAGCTATTTATCCTTAGAGCAAAGGATCAAGAAAATGGAAGAACTAAGGCCATCCAAGATTCCTGTTGCAGAAGCTAATAAGCTATTAGAGAAAGAAGATAGACTTTATCGTAAGAATTATAACGAAATATGCGATAACGAGTCTATAATCAGACTCTACCAAATACAAGATATTCTTTTATTTATGATGACCAAGGAATATCTTCCTTCTGATTTATACAACAGAATTAACAAATACAAACTAGAAAACGTCAAAGGTATTTTAAATGAGAGAGTTTCTTACTTGATCGATCTCAACCCTTTAAAAATACAAGGAGAAGATATCAAGATAAAAGACTACGGAAAGTTATTTTATATACATCATGATACAAGAATCAACTCTTTGAATAAAGTATTAAGTAAAGTCAAAAGAAACAATAGTATATCTTCTAGCGTAAAGATTCAACCTTATGAAAATTATAAAAGAGAATGCCTAGATTTCGAAGAAGCCCAGATACAAATCATACCTATCATTCATTCTTTCGAAATCACGATGGTATCGATGTTCCCAGATTTAAAGAAGGCTACTCCCGGAAATTATTATGATTTTAATGAGCTAATTACAGAATATGAGAAACGAACTAAACAAAAGATAGATAGTTCTTTTCTCATTAAAACTCGGAATATGTTCTTACATGATAAATACGAAGCTGAATGTATCAAAGAGATTTCTGACGATTTCGTCTATGCAAAAAAGATTATAGCAGAATTTAAAATGAAGATAGAAAATATAAAATTAGAAGACCTTTCGAATGACTCATCAGCATAAAAACATTTTATGCTCTTTGGTTGAAAGGTAGAAACAACTACTATCGCACCTTACCGGCTTTTGGTGCAGTTGTATTAGCCTTTAGTTTGAAAGGTAGAAACAACATTTTCGATGAAATCTAGCTGATATCCTAAGTTGTATTAGCCTTTAGTTTGAAAGGTAGAAACAACTCTCGTGGAAGGAGACAGTACGCATACGGTTGTATTAGCCTTTAGTTTGAAAGGTAGAAACAACAATACATTCATCTACTTCCTTATGATTATGGTTGTATTAGCCTTTAGTTTGAAAGGTAGAAACAACACGTACATATTGACCGGGCTATCAAGTTTAGTTGTATTAGCCTTTAGTTTGAAAGGTAGAAACAACACATCCGCGTTGAACGGGAACACGTCCATGGTTGTATTAGCCTTTAGTTTGAAAGGCAAAAACAACATTTTAAGATATATACTCTTATCAACTTAAATAATCAAGAAAAACCTTTGTATTTCAAATAAACTTTACTTACTTGCAGCATTGTTAACATTTAAATTCACACGATATGAAGAAAATACTACTATTTGGAATTTTGTTTTTTTTATATTCCTGTACAACAGATGAATATGGGAATACAGATTATACACCTCTGATTATTTCTGTAATTGTGGGTATTCCTGTTTTCTATATTTCGATAAAACTCGCTGAAAGTCAAAGAGAGGAAACCGTTGGCAAATTAGCAAAAAGAGGGTTAAAAATAGAGGATTTCCATGCTTGTGGAAAATATGTAGGTGGACATCCATCAGAGGATAAAGAGGTTGAACCTTTAGCTTTTAGAAATACTGATACTGAGTTCTTATTCTATCGAAGAGAAAATTATGCATCTGTTCCTGTTTGGAGATTTTCAATACTAAAAGAATCTATTGAAGATATTGCTATTGAAGATGCTACTACGCTTGAAAGCAAAGTTACATTAGGTCGTGTTTTACTGGTGGGAATATTTGCTTTCGCATGGAAAAAGAAGAAAAAAAATGAATTGGCATTTGTAAGAATTCAATGGAAAGAAGGAAAATTTAAACATAATACTTTGATATGTTTTGAAGGACAGAATGCTATGACAAATGCAAACTCATTTAGGAACTTGCTAATCAAAAATTGTCAATAATATTATAGTTTGCATTGCCATTCCAAAAACTTTCACCATATTTGCAGTGCTAAACAGTACAAGACTGATATCTTGTCGATGTGCATCGTATAATGCTCAACTTTGTGGTAGGGCTTTTTTTATGCCCTAATTGTATGATATAGGCGGTTGCCTTTCCCAAACATTGTTATTGCCTCGGCAAGATCACTGTACTGTTTAGCGACACGGGAAATGGCAGCCGTTCTTTTTTCTGCCTAAATGCTAAACAGTACAGTGATATGAAATCAAATTCATTAACCGTATCATGTTCCCGGAGCCGGGAACATGATCTCTTTTCTTGGACAACCGTCCAGAAGTTCTACAACCTGTTGCCTCTTGGTATCGCCTCCTGTAAATCCATTTACGAGGCTAAAATGTACACGGTAGCTTTATTGGCTATGCTGTCTCCAGTGTTCTTACCACTGGTCATCGTAGCTTGGTTCGTTTATAACTCAGCGAAGAAAGGAGGCCCAAATGATTAGACTGGAAGATATATGTATATCAAACCTAATGCTGGATGCGATCAGATATTGGCAGGAAAATGATAAAGGTGGGTTAGAAGAAGATGTTAAGGCCATTGACAGCGCTATCACTTTCATTGCATGCGAGCATGATGCCCCGGGTGTACTTTCTGAAAAAGAATCATTGTCGCTTATCGCTGCTCTAAGTTTTCTGAAAAAAAGATTATGTTTGTTTGAAGGAAAGGAGGAACCGAAATGAAACTCCAAGAAGCCCTGCGCCTACTCGACATCGTAACCGATGTAAACGGACAATATAGTAAAGAAGAACGAATACGTGCCGCCATGAGATTGGAAGAGCTGTTACGTTTGTTACTCCCAGAGGAATGATTATATTTGCGATATGTTGACGTTCGTTATCATATTAGGTTTTGTCATGCTGATCGGGGCCTCGATAAATGAGGCTAAACGCAGTGGAAATACAACGGCAAAGGTTATAGCTACTGTACTGATCTTCTTTTTCCTTTTCTTTTTACTATCCTTAGTTTAAAGATATGTCCTTTAAAAGCTCCCTCCGGGGGGCTTTTTTTGTGTCTATAAATTGGATGTTATGGACATATACAATCACTTTGAGTATTCGGAATGGATCGCTAGGCATCTAGCCGCTATCGGTCATACGGACGGGGAATGTCATTTCCTCCGTAGTGACGAGGTAGAGGAAATCTCCGATCTGGAAGAACGTATCTCCTCTATCCGGGATCATGTATTAGTCGCCATCGACGGGCTTAACTCGGATTTTTCTTGGCTTAGCAATGACAACCTCGTAAATATCCCACAATATTTTATCGCCCTATTAAAGCAATGCGAGGCCGGGGATATCGACGGGATTCACTTTGCGAAAGCGGAATGCAAGGATCTTCTCATGCAGATCGTCTGCCGGATGATGCTCGACTGGAACGAGGAACGTAACGGGCTTCAGTTCCTAGAGCTAAACAGCATGACCTTTCGGGGCATAGGTCCCATGGGAGATAATTTCTATGGGGTGATGTTAGGCTTCAACCTAAGAAAGCCTATCCCCTTCTCTATCGACAAATCAATGTGGGTATGATATGGGAGTCATGAAAAGATTGAGCGAGCAGATGCGCACGCCTAAACGCAAGAACTCCCTAATCGGAGCGAGGGAAGGATTACCCTTCGAGATCTCGCTAGAGTCAACCAGCCGGATCGCCCGGTATGAACGTAGGCAGGATAAGGAGAAATTGAGACAATTCAATTCTGAGGTAAAGGAATGGATGGGCTACATAATCCAAGACTTGAAAGGGAATATCGCCTTGCTTGTCCAGAAAGATGAGTTCCTATCGGACTCCCTAGAACCCAGAATTTACAAAAGTAAAGGAGAGACCGAACGAGTGGGATTCAGTTTCGCCCGTGAAGGTATCTATATCCATAAGGGAGCCGGACGGGGCCAAGGTGGTTTCCGGGGCGGCTCTAAATGGACGGACAAATACGGGAAACTGAAAAAGACCAACCCGGATTCTTTCTACCTGATGGGAACCGGCAACCGCCACCCGATCCGTTGGTTCGATCCCATCATCGAAAAGAATCTTCCCAAACTGGCAGACATCGTAGCGGACTACGCTGCCGATATGCAAATCGACGCATCACGAATTTTCATAGATAAAGATTAGGATATGGCAGGAGATTTAAACAGGAGCATCAAGATATACTTGGATAACTCCGACGCAATGACTAGCGCATCGGAGTTAGAGACGAAAATCGGGGAACTGGAGAAAAAGCTACTTGATCTCCGGACGGCCGGAGAAGGTAACAGCAAGGCGGCTAAGAAAATAGAACGTGAGTTGACCGCCCAAACCCAGAAGATGCAAAAGTATAAGCAAGAGGTCGCTGATACGGAAAGAGTATTGAAGAACCTAAGTGGAGCCACTTATAATGACTTAACAAAGACAAAGAATAAAATTTCAACGGAGCTGAAAAAAGTAACTCGTGGTACCGCTGAATATAACACTAAGCTAGAAATGCTGAAACGCATCTCCAAAGAAACCGCACTAGCCCAACAAGAGATGCGTGTAGAGATCGGTTGCCAAGCCTCGGTCTGGGGACGTGCCACAGATTTCGTAAATAAATATATGGGAATCATTGGTACCGCAGTGGCAGCCATTACGGGTATTACTCTTACTTTCAATAAATTCCGTGAAGCCCGCAATAAACTGGAAGAAAGCAAGGCCGATGTAAAAGCTCTTACAGGCCTAGATGATGAAAGTATAGAGTGGCTTACAGATCAAGCAAAACGTCTTTCCACTACAGTAACCGAAGAAGGTATCCGCATACGCCAATCCGCTGATGAGATACTGGAAGCTTATAAATTAGTAGGTTCCGCTAAACCCGAATTGCTAGCAAATAAAGAGGCTTTAGCAGAAGTGACGGAGCAAACGCTCATCCTCGCCTCTGCCAGTGGCATGAAACTTACGGATGCGGTAGATGCCGTCACCTTGGCATTAAACCAATATGGGGATGGAGCTGATCAAGCCGCTCGATATGTAAATGTACTTGCCGCCGGAAGTAAATTCGGTGCGGCAGCCGTAGAGAGCCAGACCAAAGCTATAAAGACAAGTGGTGTCGCAGCCGCTTCCGCAAAGATCCCGATCGAGCAGCTAGTTGGAACCATTGAAACTTTAGGAGAAAAAGGTATCAAGGATGAGATTGCCGGTACCGGACTCAAAAAGTTTTTCCTTACCCTGCAAACAGGAGCTGACGAGACTAACCCCAAAATAGTCGGGCTAAGTACGGCTCTGGAAAATCTCCGCAAAAAACAAATGGACGCTACCGCTATCAAAAAGATGTTCGGGGAAGAAGGTTACAATGTTGCCTCTGTCCTTATCAATGAAGCGGATAAGGTAGAATATTATACGAAAGCCGTAACCGGCACATCCGTCGCTTTAGAGCAGGCCACGATAAAAAGCCAATCCGCCACGGCTAAAATGCAACAAGCAAAAAACAAACTTAACGATCTTGGCATTGAGTTAATGGAGAAGATCAATCCATCCATTATCAGCGTAATGAATCAAACCGTGAACTGGACTAAAAAACTAGTTCTGATGGCCGATTGGATCAGTAAAAATACAGGGCTGGTTATTACCTTAATATCGACATTAACTTTGTATACAGCCGCTATCAAGCTAAACACTTACTGGAAGATTGCGTCAAATGGAGCTACTCTAAAAGCTACAATTATAGAAAAGGCTCATTTAGTTGCGACCCGTTCTTCCATAGCCGCAGAATATGCATTAGCGGCAGCATCAGCTCTCAAGGCTAGAAATATCAAAGCTGCGACTATGGCTATGCGCAGTTTCTTAGTGACTCTGGGTCTCAATCCCATTATTGCGGCAGGTGTGGCAATTACGGCTTTAGCTGTAGGCATTTACAAAATATGGGATAATTCAACAAAAAGTGCCCGGGCTTTAAAAGAGATGAACAAGGAAATCTCCACAGAACGGGCAGAAGCTTATACCCTATTTGACGCTCTCCAACGAAGCAACGCCGGAACAAAGCAACGAAAAGAATTAATCGATGAGATCAATTCTCGATATGGAAAATATCTTGAAAACCAACTAACAGAACAAAGTACAACCGAGGATATCGCAAAAGCTTTAGAAATAGTTAATGAAAAGTTGCATGAAAACATAGTTTTAAAAACCATGCAGAAAGAGAAGGAGGATATAACGACCACCGCCTTAAATAAACAAATTGATTTGATGGATCAAATGAGGGAAAAATCAAATCTGGGACAATTCGTTACCGACGCTATGCTTCGAGACGTAAAACGTATAACAGATGAAGGGATAAAGAACGGACGCTCATGGACAAAAACATATGATGATGTCATCTCTTACATTGACTACTACTATGGGGCCAGAGGTAAAGTCGATAAGGATTTCTGGGGAAGTTTACAGAGCTATATGACACAAACTTACCAATTAGCATCCAACCTCGATAAGATATCTCAGAAATACTCTCCTCTTCTGCCTAAAAAAACTGCAAACGAGTTGCCAGAAGTAGAAGTTATTGCCCCTAAAATAAAAAAACCGGATATAACCCCGGGACTGTCAGCGGAGCAAGAGAAAAAAATCACAGACGCAAAGCTGAAAGAGGTTGATCGTTATATCGCAACCAAGAAACTAAAATTGACACAAGATTATACCGAGGGCCTAAGATTATATGATGATTATCAAACAAAACTTCAAGCTTTAGAACTCGAAAAATTAAATAAACAATTAGCTATCTATAAAATAGGCAGTGACGAAAGAAAGAAAATTGAACAACTGATCCTTGATTTCCGAATTAAACTGATGGATAAATCCTATCAAGAATATCTCAAAAATTTGGAAAAAGAGGCCAAAGCCGATAAAGACCGTAAAGTCCAAAAAGAGAAGTTATACAACGGACTAAATAAAGATTTGCAATCTTTCGTTAAAACACAAAATGAGAAACAAGAGGAATTAGCGAAAAAGCAAGAAGAAACAGACAAACGAAGAGCACAAACCTTATTAGACTTCTCCGCTCAAGCTGGCCAAATCCTTGGGGAATCTTTAGTTGATTCTGAAACAAGTTTTGCTGACGCTATGGGGAACATTCTATTATTGACATTAGATACTCTTCGCCAAGTTGTAACAATGTCGATCGCAGAAACCACAATCCGCAATGTGTCTAAATTAGGATTCTTAGGACTAGCAAAAGCCGCTGCCGAAATCGCACTTATCAACGTCGCTTTCGGAGCCTTGAAAGGCCTTATCAAGAAACCTAGTACATCTACCGCAAATGCAGGTTTTAATGACAACACTACGCCGCAAACCGGACAACGAGTTGTATCAGACTCCACCGGTTGGTACAACGGAGGATTCACCGGCAACGGTGGTATACTTGAAGTGGCTGGTCCCGTACATCGAGAAGAATACGTTACACCGGCATGGCAATTACAAGATCCGGTTTCCATGAACCATATCCTAGCCTTGGATGCCATCCGAAGACAAAGAACAAGCACAAATCCTCTTCCCGTCAACGGATTCGCCAACGGTGGATACAATGGACGCTCGGATGAAGAAAATGTAATGGTTTCAAGTAATAATCCGGAATTACTCAAAGTACTCACACAGCTACTTATGCTATTCTCCGAACTAAGAGCAAAAGGCATGAGGGCCTATATCGTTTATAGCGATATCGAGGCCGCCCAGAAGACATTGGACAAATCCAAAAAGATAGGAGGTAAATAA